ACACCTCGTCGTCGACGGTGGACCCGGTCGGCGCGTCCGGGAACCCGAACATCAGGTCAGGTCACCGGCCATCGCGAAGACGTTGACCACGCCCGCGGTCAGCGCCACGGTGATCGACGCCTCGAGCCTGTACCCGGCCGGCAGCACGAGGTCGGCGTACGTCTTGCTCACGCGGAACGCGTCGACGGTCGCGCTCGCGGCCGCCGGGTTGCCGAGGTCGAAGCTGTCGAAGAACCATGCGGTGGTGCCGTCGTCGATGAACAGGTTCACGATGCTGTCCGCGGGGTCGCCCGTCGCGACCACCGTGACTGACGTGACCTTCGTCCCGGCAGTCGGCGCGGCCGTCCAGCTCACGCCGACGAGCCCCACGAGGGTGCCCGTGCCGTCCCGTGCCGTGTTCGCGGTCGACACCGACGCGGCGAGGACCCGTGGCCCGGACGCGAAGACCGCGTTAGCGCCCACGTCAGCTCGCCCGGAAGAACCCGGCCGCGTTCACCACGGCCGTCACGTCCGACCCGTCCGGGGTGATCGCGAAGTCGAACAGGCACAGCGGGATCAGGTTCGCGTCCGTCCCCGCCGCCGTGTCGTTGTCGTAGCACAGCACGAGGTCGGTCACCGCGCCTGCGGTCACCGCCGTCCACGTCTGGTCCGGCATGTCGACGTCGTAGCGGTCGTTCGTGTCGTCCGGGGCCGGCAGCGCCGCGAGCTCGACGTCGGTGAGGACCTTCCGGTTCCACCCGCCGGTCGTCCGCTCGGTCACGCCACCACCGGTGATCTGCGCGAACGTGTCGAAGTCCCGCAGCGTCGCGTCCGTCACCGCAGCGACGTCGACCGGGATCAGGACCAGCGCGGACGCCGCCGGGTCGTTGTTCTCCACGCGGTTGTAGTACTCCACCACCCGGCCCTTGGCGATGTTGAACACGAGGTCAGCCACGGTCAAGTCCCTCTCTCAGAGCAAGCCACAGAATCGGGGGGTGGACACAGCGGCGGGGGGCCGTTCGGTCGGGGGCCCGTCGGGGCCCCCGCCGCTGCGATGGGGGTCAGGGTTCGTCGCGCCGCTTCGGGTCCGCGTCCGGCTCCTGCGGCGGCGCCGCCGACTCGACGACCCGGTCGTCCGGCTCGTCGACCAACAGCACCGCGTCCGGCGACTCGAGGCTGCCGTCCGCGTTCAGGGTGTGCATCGCCACCTGCGAGACACCCTCGACGACCCGCTCGTCGCCCTGGTCCTCGTCGAGGACCACGAACCCGTCACCCTGCATCGGCGTGCCGTCCGCGTTGAGCGTCGGCATCGCCACCCGGTCCACGTCCGCCCGCTCGGGGGCATCCTGCGACTCCCGCCTGGCCATCAGGCGGTCGCGGTCGTCTGCAGCGTCTTGAACGCCGACAGGTTCTGCATCGTCCCGTCGAGCCGGCCGAAGGCCAGGAATCCGACCTGCAGCGCGTCCGCGAACCGCTCGTTGAACCTGATGAGCTCGTTCTGCCGGACCATCCGGATGGTGTACGCCTCCCGGATGTCACCGAACCCCAGGGACCGGCTGTTCTGCGCGACCGTCGCGCAGTGGTTGTTGACCCGGGTCCCGTAGCCCATCAGCTGGTCCGGGGTGCCGGCCTGGACCGACGGCTCCCACAGCGGCCGGTTCTGGGAGTCCTTCAGCTTGCGGATCGCCTTCCGGACCGTCTGGTGCATCATGAACAGCGGGTTGGTGCTCGCGAGGTACGCGTCGTCGATGCTCTCGACGAGGTCCACGAGGTTGTCGTAGGTGACCGGCCCGACCGTCGCCAGCGAACCCGTCCCGGTGACACCGACGGTCGCCGTGACCATGATCCCGTCGGGCTGCGCGGTGCCCGTCCCGACCGTCGCGTGCCGGTTGTAGATCCGGGCCAGCCGCTCACCCAGCTTCCGCGCGAGGAACGTGTCGAAGTCCGGCCGGTCCTGCATCAGCTGGTAGGACACCTTGACCAGCTTCGAGGTGTACATGAACGCGTCCAGGCTGTTCTGCCCGATCACCACGTCCTGCTCAGGCGCCGCCGTGTTCTCCGACAGGATCGCGCCCTCATTGCCGGTGTCGTCGTTCGTCGGCCACGGGATGTTCGCGCCGCTGACGGTCTCGAACATGTCGGCCAGCTCGAGCATCGGACCGAACCGCAACATCTGCTCGATCATCACGTCGCGGAACGCCGGCGGGACGGTGAAGCCACCGGCCGCGCCGGTGCCGACGCCCTGCGCGTTGCGGTACTCGTCGCCGGTCCGGAACCGGGCCTGCAGCATCTGCCGGTCCTCGGGCTCGAGCTCGAGCATCCCGCCGCGGACGAACTCCGAGAACACCCGGTCGTAGCGGGCCTGCTCCTCGTCGTGCTCCTCGTCGATGGGCAGACCCAGGGGGGTCCGGCCGCGGGCCTGCGCCGGGACGACGCCCCGCCGGTCGGGCACGGTCAGGCTGGCCTCGGTCGCCTCGTGGCGCTCGCGCCGCTCGATCGTGTTCCCGAGCGCGTCGAGCTCGGCCTCGGCACGGTCGTACGTCGCGGCGTCCTCCCCGGCCGGCGCCCCCGAGGACCGCTCCATGATCTCGGTCATCGTCGACCACACGTTGGCGCGCTGCTCGCGCAGCTCCTGAAGGGTGGGCATGTCCTCGTCCTCTCACGTTGCTCGCGGTGCGCCCGTGCGCCCACCGCGGGCGACGGTTCGTGCCACGGGTCCCCGGCGGGGGCCCGGTGTCTAGCGTCCTGCGACCACGGCCAGACCGTGGCGTTCCCCGGCGTGGCGGTGCCGGCGGGCAGCGAACCGGCGCGCGCGGTCCTCGTCGACCCGGGAGGTATCGGACGAAGCATCCCCGACCTCCGGCGCCGCCGGCGGCGTCCTGCGGTTCCGGTACAGGGTCAGGTCGAACCGGGCCGCGGCCGCGTCCTCGTCCTGCGCCGGCGCACCCACCACCGAATCGGCCAGCCCCGACTCCACCGCCTGATCAGCGGACAGCCACGTCTCGGCGAGCATCCGCTCCCGCCACTCCGGTACCGTCCCGCCGGCCTTACCCGCGTAGATGCTCGCGATGTTGTCCGAGATGTGATCGAGTCGCTCAGCGGTGTCCCGCATCAGCGCCGCCGGGCCGATCGCGATCCCCCACGCGTCGTGGATCATCAGGTCAGTGTTCTGGCCCATCACGAGCTCGTCGACGCCGGCCGCGATGAACGACGCCGCCGAGGCCGCGATCCCGTCGACCATCGCGACGACCCGCGCCGGGTGCTGCCGAAGCGCGTTCAGGATCGCAATCGCCTCATAGACCTCCCCGCCCGGGCTGTTCAGGTGAAGGTCGATCCGCTCGACGTCGCCGAGAGCGTCCAGCGCCTCGACGAGCTCGCGGGCACTGACGCCCCAGAACTCCCCCCAGGAATCTATTGGGTCGTAGATCCGCAGGGTGCCGACACCCTCCTCGACCTGCGTGGGCGGGACAGCCGCCAGGATCGCCGGCTTGACGCGGCCGCGGGGGTCTACGTTCCCCCAGAACCGGAACTCAGGCATCGACTGGCTCCCCTTCGATCGCTAGCACCATCTGGTCCTGCGGGACACCCGCCGGCCGGCGGCTGCGGGTCGCCGCGAGCACCGGCACGGCACCGGACGGTGCGGGCATCGGAGGCACGTCCCGGAAGACGTCCGCCGCTGTCCGCTCGTCGAGGTCGACGCCGGCATCGCGCATGATCCCGCGCGCCTCGTCGACGCCGAGCACCTTACCGACCGACAGGTACAGCTTCTGCGCCATCGCCGCAGCCTCGACCGCGGCGGACGTGCCGCCATCGCCGGCCGGCTCCGGGGCAGGATCGCCCGGATCCGCCTCACCCAGCACCCCGAAGTTCAGCGGCCGGTACCGCACGTCGCCGCCCGGCACCGGCGGCAGCTCCTCGAGGCGCCGGATGTCGTTCGTCGAGAGCGCACCCAGCCCCCACAGCGTCTGATAGAACGCCGCCCGGGACGCGCTGTCGCCGCGGAGCAGACCGGCCGTGGAGTACCTCGCGTACTGCTTCGGCGCAGACCGGCGCTCCGGCAGCACGCGCAGCCGGACGACGTGCTTCGTGACACGCTGCTCGACGCGGGTCAGCCACGACGCGAACGTGTAGACGACCATCGCGATCTGCTGCGCCTCGATGCCCGACCCCCACGAGGTGGACTTCTCGGTGTCGGCGAGCATGTGCGGCGGCAGCCCGAACCATCGGGCGACCTCGGTCACTTGGAACTTCCGCGACTCGAGGAACTGTGCGTCCTCCGGGGGGATGGACAGCTGCGTCCACTTGGCGCCCGACCCCACCACCCGGATGTCGTGGGCCGACTCCAACCCCTGGCCGCCGGTCTCCTTCCACACCTTCTTGATCTCCGCGGCGCCGGTCGAGTCGAGCCGCTGCTCGGTCTGCAGGATGCCCGTCGCCAGGGACCCGTTCCCGAACAGCCGCGCCCCGTACTCCTCCGCCGCGAGCGCCAGCCCGATGCCCTCCCGTGCGAGGCGGATCACCGACACCCCGCAGATCCCGTCATAACCAAAGCCGGGGATGTGGAGCATCGTCGCGTCGTCGTGGACCTGTTGCGTCGTCTTGCCGTGGTCGATCACGTACCGCTTCCGGCCGTCCTCGTCGTCCCGGAACGCTTTCACCCGCGAAGGGTTCACCCACCACAGCTCGACGACGACCCCCAACGGGTTGCGGAGCTTCAGCAGGTACGCGTTCCCCCACAGGCACAGCGACCCATAGACGAGCTCCCACAGCTCGAACGGGGTCATATCCGGGTGCGGGTCGTCGAGGAGCTCGGCGGCCGGGCCCTCCTCGAGGCGGATCCGCGCGTCCCCGTCCTGCTCGAAGACGTGGAACGGCAGCCCCGCGCAGGTCCCCGAGATGATGTTCGTCGCCCGGTAGACCGCGGACATCGCCAGCGCCGACGTCTCGGTCACCGCCTTACCGGACTTGCCCTTGGTCCCCCCGAACAGCTCGATCAGCGTCGTAGACGTCAGCGGCACCGCCGGGTTCTCGTGGCTGTTGCGGAACGACGAACGCAGCATCGCGGCCAACGTCACCGGCGCCTCACCAACTCTCCGACCTCGGGTGCTACGACGAGGATGCCACCCGCGATCACCAGTGACCACGGTGACCACACCAACAGACCACCGACACCCGCCACGATCACCCCGACGATCTGCGACAGCGAACCCACCAGAGCCACCCTCCTAGAAGACGAAGTCCCCCGAACCGCCGTACTTGGCCAGCCCCCACGACGCCTCCGTGACCGCCACCAACGGTGAGATATCGACCTCCGACCTCCGACGATCCCACGCCATCCGTCCACCCGGGAGCACCCGCTCGCACGCGCCCTCCACCGCCGCGTCGAGCTCGGCCTGCCCGGTGTGCCGCCACTGCTCGGTCACCACAGAGTCGAACAGCTGCGCGCACGCATCGGCGAGCTCACCAACCGCCAGGACCCGGACCGGGCAGAACCCCCGCAACTCCTCCTCGATCGCGTCCTTCAGCGACGACACCGGCCCCACCCCGTCGATGACCACCACGCACGCGTCACGCCCCCGGGCCTGCGCCGCGACGTACGCCGCCGCCCACTCCGTCCCGCCCTGCCGGCGGATCACCTGCCCCATCGGCAGCCCATCTGCTCGAGGTGCCGCGTACGCCACCGACGACCACGCCCGGTCCGGGGTCACATCCACCGCCAGCGCCGGCCGCTTCGACCGGTCCCGCTTCGACGCGCGGTCCCGACACGCCCCGTTCCAATTCGCCCGCGGCAGGACCCACTCCCGGTCCGCGGCGGCCGTGTCCGGCCACAGGTTCAGGTACGCCCGGCAGAACGCCGGGACACCGCCCTCGATCGTCGCCAGCGCGTGCGCGATCGACCGCTCCGACTGCGTGTGCCCCAGCGCCGGCATGCACGACCACCACGTCGCCGGGCTCACCGGGTCAGACCCCGCGGCCGCGGAGTACTCGAAGTACGCCACCCGCGACGCCGGATCCCCAGCCTCCACCAACAGCCGGCCACGACGGACCCGCGACCACAGGTACGGGCTCCCGAGCTGCGACTCACCCGCCGTCGACAACACCCACAGCTGCGCGTGATCCCGCGTGACCATCGCCGGCGCCCACGCGTCCGCCACCCGGTGATCCCGCTGCGCCCACGCCTCATCCAACGTGCCATCGTCCAACGTCTTGCCGTGACCAGCCGTGCTCGTCGGAGCCACCGGCATCAGCAGCGACCCAGACCGGAACCGGATCCGCTTGCGCCCCTGGTGGTTCGTCACCCGGTACCGGCCACGCATCGCCCGCGACGCCGCCAGATCCTCCACGAAATCGTCGTCGAACTTCTCAATCGCGTCCTTACCGGTCTGCGCCGTGTAGAGCATCCGCTGTCGGCCACCCAACAGATGCGACGCCTCCGCCCGCCACACGAACTTGGGCAGCAGCAGCGTCGTCTTCCCCGACTGCCGAGGAACCGTCACCACCACATCCCGGTACCACAGCCCCCCCGTCTCCGGGTCAATCTCCAGCGCCACATCCGCGACGGACTGCTGCCACGGCATGAACGGCTTCCCCAACCGCTCAGCGATCCGGCCCACCACCGGACCCCACGACGCCCGCTCAGGATTCCGGGGAGTCGCCCACCGCGGGAGGCACAGTGCCGATCCCGAACGGGTCGTCGTCGTCGACATGCCCACCCCCTCCCGGAACCTGCGCCGGACCAGCCGGCGGGACCACAGCCGTGTCGAGCTCCCGCAGCACCTCGAGCATCGTCCGGGTGGCCGCCACCCGATCCCGCGTCTCCACCGCGTCGTCGACATCCTGCGCCAACCGCTCCACCACGGCCACCAACAGCACCGCCGCAGCATGATCGGTGTCGATATCCACCATCGCCGCCCGCGCAGCCTTCTCCACCAACCCAGGACGCCGCCGAGCACCCCCAGCAGCCCCCGACACCACCCTCACAGCCATCACCCACTACCCAGATTGAGACAGTCCTGCGCCAGTCGCTTGGCGATGACCTCGCAATAGCGCTCCTCAAGCTCCACGCCGATCGCATGGCGGCCGAGATTGCGCGCGGATTACCGCGGAGCGACCGCCGAGTCCCGTAGGCCAGTCACCCACGAGATAGACCGCCTCGACGTCGCGGCGCCAGCCGCCCATCGCCCCGCGTGTCCCGGCGTTCGGAGGCTTGCGGTAGATCAGGGGCAGGACTGAGCCCGGAGGGGGTGGAAGCATGAGGTCGCCGAACACGAGCGCGGGGCGAGACCCCCACGCGGTGAGCGCGGCGTCACGGACCTCGGTTGTGTCGTCGCCTGCGATGCCCGCATGGCTGTCGTCGGCCTCGCGTTCGCCCTTAAGTCGCCCTTGTCGCCACGCCCTCCCGTACGGCGGATCCGTGACGAGCACGTCAGCGGCCAGCCACTCGGTGACCTCCCGGCAGTCCCCCAGATAGAGCGTCACCTGATCATCCCCGTAGTAGAGGCTCACAGACCCACCCCGCGTGTGTGTGAGACACGCGGAGAGG